CCAGTATTCCCTGCCACAGGACTCTCTGAACAAGCCAGTCCAGAAAGACTTGTGTCGATTAACCTTGAAGCCAAAAGCCTCAAGGACCTCGATCACTGATTCAGCCGCTGCGGAGGGACAGATTATGTCATCTCCGTAGACACGCACCACGTCCTGGAGTCTTGTAAGACTCGCTTTGGACACGGGAACTGACACAGCTCGATGCACTCCCAGAAGTGTACAGGCAGCGAAAATCACTGCCTCTACAGGGAATGTTAGAGCTGATCCCATCGAAGCAAACTTGAGGAGGGGGATTACCCTTCCATCAGGTAGCTTGGCTTGTGTCGATCGACAAGCCTGGACCGCCTCGTTAAAGAGCGGCCAGGGTTCGAGGATTGCCTCGACAAGCCAGTTGGGCACGCGGTCGCTAGCCTCGCTCAGATCGAGTGTAGCTAGCGCTCCATCGTCACTGGCACAATGAGCCATGGCCTGGTTAGGCCATTGTAGCTCGAAGCCAACGAAGGAGGATGCCATCTCGTGCGACTCGATGGCACCCACGAGTGCTCGCTTGAGAGATTGCTGCGCATATTGCATCGCAGTAGGCTCCGCGGCGATAATTCGTGGCGTGACCTGTGTCTTCGGGACGAGAATCACCCGGGTGGGGTATTCCTCATCCATGGGCAGGAGCCTCAAAGGCGAATCCCGCTCGGCCAACAAAGAGTGCTGGGCGTACTCCCGAAAAGGGAAGATGCGCTCCAAACGCTCAGGCCAAGTAGGAAAGGTCCACTTCTGGTTACCGACAAGTCGGTCAGCAGTGGCGCCAGGCCCGTGTGTTGGGACAATCTCGTAGTCGGCGATCTGACGATCGACTTCTGCGAAGGCGTCTCCGAACACGAGCATGATGACCCTGGATAGATCCCTAAGAAGTCCTCCTCCGAAGAGGGGAGACTCCTCAGGGCTCATCCTAAAGGGGCATCCAGCTCCTGGTCTACCTCGATGTACTGTCTGATCGCTGCACGCTGCGCCATGGCGGGAGCCATAGCCTTCTCCTTGGAGAACAGCAAGCAGAGTTGCCGAATGGCAAAGACAGCATCAGCCTGTTCTGCGAGCTTGCCCCCTGAGGGGAGCAGCTTACATCCCAGGTTGATGGTCGGTTCCCCATCGCCGTGCAAGCACGGTGAGTAGCTGGGGAAGAACACCGGTACATCGGGCATCCCGAACAGCTTCTCCATGAACCCCCCTAGAAACAGGGGGACGCCAGAAGGTAGCGTCGTAAAGGACTCGGTCGAACCGGAAACGGTGTTGACCATGATCCTACGGCGCTTGAAACCCTTGAACGCGTCCACAGAGAGAACCTCGTCAGCAAGAGCTCTTTCGAACTGCTTGCCAAACGAGGGGAGAGTGAAAGTAAAGAAACCGTCACCCTCAGCTGCGACACGCCGACTCATATATTCTGCGTCGGGCAGGGTGCTGACTGAGCACATGTCCCCAAGATCTTCGATGACACTCAGCC